AAGGGCATCTACTGCTTTTTGATAGGAAGTCATGAGGTTAAACGACTGTCGGGAATAATAGAAAGTCCTAGTTTACCAGTGTCAGCACCGATAATACCTTCGATAAAATAATTAAATGCTAAAGAATATCTATTCTCGTGAGACTCGTTTGGTTCTGTACAGTGTGCCACATGAGAAGGGAAAAGAAGAAGATTGTGTGCTTCTAATGGGCAACGATAAACAGTAGAGTTCCACATGTTTCTTTCAACAACCTCAGGCAAGACAGTTCTTGCGAAAGGTCTTTGGTCTTCTGGATGATGGAAGGTAAGTCCTCCACCACCCTCAGGACCGTTCAGATAGTATACACCACTGAAACATGAATTAGCATGGACATGAAGACGACCACAGTGTTTGTGCTCATGCTTATTGATCCATGAATTTGTATGGACTAGTCTGCCCTGTTTAAATCTAAGAACATCAAAATAAAAAATATTCAGATGCTTTTCGATTTCATCGCGTAGTTCCTTAAATGGTTCCTCTAAAAGAATATTTTGATTGTCAGTTGTATATCCATCAAATAATTCATATGGATAATACACAAGGTCATCGACATATTTCATGTCGATATTGTGCTCAAACTTTTCGTGATAGAGAGGAGTACAAAATAAAGGAATAACGGTCATGAAGTAACAGTGTCTCGGATATAACATGGGACACGATCAGGGTCTAACCATTTCGTGTATTCAAAGTCCTCCATAGCATAATCCAATTGAATTGAATTGTCTAGGAGATACATGTCTTTGTATCGTCTTGTCCATTCATCGAACTTTTGAATTCGATAGTCAGGACGACCATTTAATTCGATCGTCCCAGACTGAACATAACGATAAGGATAGCGTTCTAGAAGAACTTCAACTTTGCTCATAATAAAATAGGTCCTGTTCAAGTTTAGTCAAGAGGATATCATAATCCTCATCTACATCACCATAGAAATCGACACCTTTCTCCTCATAGAATTTCAGAACTTGATTATAAATGATAGGATAATCGATGTCAAGTGTTACTTGTCTGTCAACAGCATCTGCTAAGATGTCGAGACAAGACGAGAACTTTTGTGCTGTAGTCATAAGATTTTACCTTATAATGGACCGTGTGCCCACAAGGGGCAACGAGTCAGGCAGGATTTGAACCTGCGACCAACTGCTTAGAAGGCAGTTGCTCTATCCGCTGAGCTACTGACCCAAGCGGTAGTCTCTGTGTTCTCATCTTCGAGCTCAGCAAACTTATGCAGTTGATCGATAAAGAGATCGATCATTGCATCTTCGATTTGATCAGTTTCGTAGAACTCTGCGTTCATTGGAGAACTCCCTTGACTACCTTGTAATTATAGCAGACCTGTTAGGACGGGTCAAGGGTTTGATGTGCCAGTTTTGAAATAGTCCTTACGCATGTACCTACCAAGAATGTTTGAGTTGTAAAATGCAGGTGTCCCATCTGACATCGCCTCCGTAAGTACATTATTGAGAAAAAGTTGTCGGGTCTCTTCAAAATTTGTGAGTCCCTTAGATTTATGTAGGCTTAATATAGTTCGTCTAAAGGCGAGATTCCCGACCTTCTTGCGTTCGGCAGTAAGTTCAGCAGAGCTTCCGTAGTATTTTTTCCAGTCGCTCTCACTTTTAACTCTCCTACCTCCAGTTCTAGGTTTTCGTAACTGGTGAAAGTATTTTCTTCCGATGTACCTTTTACCAGTGAGTGAGTTTGTAATGCAATAGACAAAACCGAAATAGTCGTTAATGTCCTCAGATAAAAAAGGGTGTCCGTTAAAAATCCAGGGGTTTTCATAATCAGTCGGGATCTCCGTCGTCGTCGTTTTGGTCAATGTAGCTACTCGCTGTTCGCTTGCTACTCTTATCTATATAAGCAGAAGGATCAGCGTAAACTTCTGCCTTGAGTTCAGCGATTGCAATCTCAAGGTCTTGGATAAGGGTCTTCAAATTTTTTTTATTCATTTCTTGAACACTCCTAATTTTGCTAAGAGATATACTCCTAGTGTGGTCCAGAATACAATTTCTAATCCAATGTTATTCATTGAGTATACTCTCCAATCATGTCTAAGACTTGATTCAATGCATGATCGTATCCCTCACGAAACTCATAACATTGATGATCATAGTTACCCTCGCCAAGTTCATGCTTAAGTTTAAGCACTCTGGCGAGGATATCCACTTTATTCATCATACCTCTTGGCATCAAATACTCTCCTGTAATGCTTTCCAATCCCGATCAAAGAGTTCTAGACCCTTGTCGGTAAGAATGTGCTTATAGAGTTTGTAAAAGATTGGCAAAGGCAGAGTGCATACATCAGCACCCACTCTGAAGCAATCGGAGACCTGAGCAGGTTCTCTAATGGAAGCCGCAAGGACTTGTGTTTTTGTGTTGTGTGTTGCAAATACATCTGCAATCTCCTCTATCAAATGAATGCCATTCCAATGCTGATCGAATACACGACCAACGAAAGGTGACACATATGTTGCTCCTGCTTTAGAAGCAAGTATTGCTTGTGCTGAACTAAAGACAAGCGTTACGTTTACTTGAACATCATCATTTGAAAGTTCTCTACATGCTTTCAGTCCTTCAACTGTACATGGAACTTTAACTGTGATGTTGGGTCCGATCTCCAAATAGTCTTCTGCCATATCAAGCATCTCTTCAGCAGTATCCCCGACCACCTCAGCAGAAACTGAAGCGTTCCAAGGGAAGATTGCAGAGATCTCCTTGATCACATGCTTTGGGTCCTCACCTGCTTTCAACATAAGACTGGGGTTTGTTGTAACTCCGTCGATTAAACCAGTCTCGTATGCTGAAGCGATGAGCTCGGGATCAGAACAGTCCAGAAAGATTTTCATGACTCTCCTGTATAGGTTGTCTGTATTTAGGATAGCAAAAAAGGACCCATTTGGGTCCTTTGTGTTGATATCAAGATGTAATCTTCCAGTCTTTTTGATGCCATGGGGATCTTAAAAAGACCCACTTGGCGTAATGTACTCCACGGTACGTCAAAAATGCAAATGTTTTTTCGGGATCGTGTTTTTCAGGATCAAAATCTGGAAGGTCATATTCAAATCTGACCTTCAGCATTTGTCCTACCTCCTCACACTTTTTGTAGGAGGAGTAGTTCTCCATAAATCATACCAATGAATGCCACGCATCCAATCGATACAAGTGTTACCGTTTGTAGTGCTAACATGGCGACCTCACTTAGAATAAGTGTGACCACGATAGCAGAAGGAACCGTGTACTTCTTCGCGTGACTCACAGTTGCGATCAAATGCAACACCACGATATGCAGTGTGCGAGATCTGTGCGTCATGAAGAGCTGCAGCTTTGTTGATCTGCTTCTTGATAAGGTTGAGGGTGTTCATAATTGACTCCTAAAGTAATTGGATTTTTAAGCCCGTTCCTTTAGTCGTTTGCGTCCCAGTAGTGATTACACTCAGGCACAGATTCCTTTACGGTCTCTACTAACTCCACAACGATGTGAGGAGGTAGTTCTGATCTGTTCTTATTGATTCTGAGGATTAATGCATCAGCATCAGAACACATCATACCAGAATATAGAAGTAATTCTAACATGGGATGAACGCTCCGTTCCGCGACTTACTTGCGTCTCACTATATTAGTATCTGCTCGCATTGACCATCAACTTTAGATCTTAAATAACCAATTAGATTATACTTAGATCGTCTGTCCAAGTTGTCATCCATAAGGATTTCAACTCGTCTCTGTAGAAACCTTTCACAAGTCATATGCCACCCATAGGGTGACGCATCATGAGAGGCTAAGGTCAATGCCAGTAGGGTACTGAACATTGTGAGATGAACGTAAAGTTGTAGCAACCGCTACACCTATATTTATATCATAGAATGCTTACATGTGTAGTTCATTCAGATACTTTTTTAACTTTTCTTAAGTATTTGTCAGACTCAACGTCTGTGATAAGAGTCATGCCAGATTGAATAAACTCTTGACCCTTATCAACACTATGTCTAGTGTTTCTTTCCTGTTCCTGACGTGCCTTTTTCTTTTCCATTTCCCATTGTTCCTCTGCGAAAGGGTTGGATGGTTGGTCTGTCATATCTAAAAGATCATCCCAACCATTTTCTGCATTGAAGTTTGCAGCATCTCGAATTGCATCTTTACATGCTTCAATATCCCACTCTGCATCAGAGAGAAAATCCTGCGAACGTTCCTGCGGTGACATCTTGTTTGATTCCTCCAACGATATAAGATTCAATCTCAGTTTCCTGAGGTGCATTCTGTTGACCCTTACTATTTAACCAGTGCTCCGTCCAAGGTAACGGATTGTTTTTAGCAGGGATATCAAAGATAGGATCCAATCCAATCGCTTTCATACGACGATTAGCAATCCACTCCACATAATTGTGAAGCAATCTATCATTAAGACCGATCATACT